CTGATCAAATTCTCCCTGGCGCTGAACAGTATCGTTAAAGAACGAAAGCGGACCTTCGCAATAAATCTTTTTCTGCTTGTAAAAGTCGATTTTTTCTTCGACAGGCCGTCCAAACCAGATGCATTCCTCATCTTCGTAAACTTCGATAGTCGAAGTAAACATTTGGACGATATCATAGTATCTATGATAAGGCGGCATGACAAACTCAAAAGACCCTGCGGTGTTGATTTCGAGCTCCAGATCAGGAGCCAACAATACAAGGTCTTTACTCGAATAATCGAGGATGTCCGTGCCGTCGCATACAACTCTGTAAAGAGGCATATTATTGGCTCCTTATTCCATTTTGATTTTAGTAGGCAATATTGTCCCCATCTTCATAGATTGAGTCCAGAGGCACGATTGTAATCTGGTCATTCCACAGCATCAGGACACAATCTGCATTTTCCGGTCTGCGAAGAATCTTTTCGGCGCCATCAAGATACTCTTCGTCCGGATTATAAGATTCATCCTGCGTATTAACGGCGACCGGATCAAGGATGTAGTCAATCGTAATGAGTGAATTATGTGCAGCTGACTGCCACTGATTCACGGAAAGTCGACCGGTGTACATCACATTAGGGTCGTCCTCGAGAACAACAGTATGCTCCCGTCCATGCAAATAATTGCACAGCGAACGATAAACATCCGGCCATCTCTCTTGCGGGATCAGCAGAAATTCCCAAGACCCTTTTCGATAACCATAGTTTGGCTTCTCATTGAGCAGTTCCGTGTAGTCCAGCCCTCCGTCAGCCCCTGGCACATCAACGTAGCTCGTCTTCACTTCTGGCGGCGCCACATGAGGTCTACTTGTCGGATACATCTCCCATTCGCCATAGGTGTTTTTGCCGGAGATAATGATCGAATGGTAGCCATATATTGGCAGAGGACCAAGCTCTCGCACAGTCAAGGTTGCTACGGAAGAATAGACAGTACCCGCAGAGTTTGACACACGGCAGCGATACTGAGTGTTATTCAGGCTGGTCGAGGCGCGTGTCGAGTAAATTGGATTGGTAGCGCCGGTGATGTCATACCAGCTATTTCCACGCTTTATTTGCCATTGGTAAGACAAAGAACCGCCTCGCGCAACAACTCTGAACGTCGCGGTTTGAGCTTCAAGCTTTGAAATCGAAAGCGGCTGGTTCGTGATTGACGGCGTGGTGATCACAGTCGGAGGAGCTGTCACATACAAGCTTGCAGCGTTAGAAAATACAGCACCGGCAGAGTTAGATATCTGGCAGCGATATTGTTTTCCGTTTTGAGCGCTTGTTGTAGAAATGGACAGAATACTATCGGTTGCTTCGCTTAGGTTATACCAACTTCCATTTTGATTTGTTTGCCATTGAAAATGAAGGTCTTCGCCATTGCCAACTACTGAAAACTGTGCGGTACTTCCGGCGTTTACAGAAACGTTGGAAGGATGAACTAAAACTGACGGAGGGGTTAAGCGCGTATCATCAACAACAGTAAGCTCTGCCGCATTCGAAAATACAGCCCCATTCTTGTTGGAAACTTTACATCTATACCGATATCCATTTGACTCTAAAGAAGCCACAAATGAATAAGTAGAAGCAGTTCCAACGCGAAGATCTATCCAGGTTGTGCCATCTGCGGAAAGCTGCCATTGATACTGCAGATTTATTCCTTCAGCGGCGATAGAAAAAATTGCTGTCTCGCCCTCTATAACTGACACAGAGCTTGGCTGAGTAATGATGGTCGGCGGATAAGTGCTTGTGTCTTCAGTTACAGTTAAAAGCGCCGCGTTTGAATACAACTCATTTGTTCCGTCGGAAACAATACACCGATAATACTTTCCATTATTCGATATATTAGCTGTAAAAGAATAAATCGATGTGGTTTCATCTGTTATGTTACCCCATGTTTCGGCATCTGAGGATTCTGCGGTTTGCCATTGATAACTTATACTTTCGCCCTCAGCCACAATTGAAAACGACCCGTTATGTCCATCTTCAACCGTTAATGCCTGGGGCTGCTGAGTAATTATTATCTCTCCCATATTTCCTCCTTTCTGCGCCTTATAAGAAAGAGAGAGGAGACATTACTGCCGCCTCTCTCTAATCGCGATGGTACCAAGCTCGCTGTTCATCTGGTGACCGATCTGGCCGACCAAAACGCCGCTGTCAAGCACCATCTGCATGTTTTGAATTGCTTCGCCGAGCCTGTTGATCTGCCCGGTCATATTCTTGATCTCATTCACGACATCACGATTCTGCATATTGTAGCTGATCGCGTCCCCGTGAACTGTGAGCCCATTAAAGCCATTGAAGTTTCCGACCTGGCTGCCTGCAAACATTCGATCGGCGTACCGAATATCACGCTTCATGTTGGCCATGTCCATAACTGGTGTTACTGTAGGTGCAAAGTCGCTGTTTCTGGAATACTGGTCCAGCAGATCCATAGCGCCGGTCATGCTGCTTGCCATGGAATCCGTGATACCGGTTTCTCCATTTTGAATTCCGCGGGCAATTCCCATGGGAATATACTCGGCAAGAGATTCGAAGACTCTTGAAGGGGAACGGATCTGCAGATAGACAGTGAAACTTGTCTGAAGCGCGGATGCAAGCCTGCGCATAGCGTTTGCCGCTTCCTGAGTTCTACTGGTGATACCATTTGCGATGCCGATTGCAATGTTCCCGCCGATCGTCCGCCAGTTTTCTCTCTGCTGCTCGGAATTCGCCTCGCTGCCAGCTTCCCAGAGCATCTTCTTCATGGCATTTACAGCTATTACAGTGTTATCCTCAATGCCGGACTGAATGTGCATCGGGATTCGCCGGGCATTAATGATAAACTGCTGAGAACCTGTATCGAGAGTTGTAGTCAACTGCTCAAGCTCAGTAGACAGCGCTTCGACCGCAGCTCCGGAATTTTCAGTAAAGGCATCGCTTAATGCCGTTCCTAAAGAAGAGACCAAAGCTATCTTATCTGCGGACAAATTATTCAGTGAATCAGCGATGCTGACCAAAGATTCTGCCATCTGCGGCATAAACTTAAATGTCGTATCGTAACCGTAATCACTGATGTCTGTTACCGCATATACGAGGGCTTGAAGGTGCTCGGTGATAGCGTCCAGATCTCCCGCATTATTAAATGCTTCGAGACCGGGGGCAAGTTTTTGTAAGCCTTCACCAAGCAAGGCAAGAGCCGGACCAGCCGCAGCTAAACCGGCACTGCCAACGCCCATACTTGCGCCAAGACTTCCAAACAAGCCGAAGAAATGTCCACCAAATGCCTCACGAAGAGCTTCCGACAATGCTGGTAAGCCCGTCTTTTTATTCGCAAGCTTTGGAATATCAACATCTTCAAGAACAGTCATCGCTGTGCCAAGAGGGATTAAGGCGCTGAATACTTCGCTACCATTCTTGGGCATAAACATCGAAGCTAAGCCAATCTTGGTGAGTGCTCCAGCGATTTTACCAAGACCTTTGGCAATTGTCTCAAGCGATCCATCAGCCGGCATCATATTAAGTCCACCGGCAAGGACCACCATACCTTCGGCAATATTCACAAATGCCTCAGACAAATCTTTAGCGGCAGATGAAAATATCTTGAATACTCCACCGGCGGCAGCAAGAAGCGGAGACAATGAGCCAACAACTGACATGAGCAACGTAAATATCACGCTCAGTGCAACGATCATGCCAATTGCATGCCAAAGTTTCTTTCCGCCAATTTCTTTAATAGCATATCCGAGTCCGACAACACCGATAATCAGCAAATCTATAGCGACAGCTAACAAAACTGCGGCCGGAGCACCCAACATTGCGGCAGGCGCGAACATGCTAATAACAACCGTCAAAGCCCCAAGAATAGTGGCTAATGCGGCTATCATGCCAAAAGCGTTCCACAGTTTACCGCCACCGCCTTTGCCATCTTCGCCGCCAAGCTGTTTAATAGCCCATGCAAGTCCAACAAGCCCAAGCACTAAAATATCAATAGCTGCTGCAAGGAGTATCATAGCTGTCGCAGCGAACAGGACCATAGGATCTTGTGCGAATTTCGAAAGAATAACAGCAGCACTGGTTAAAACCGCACATAGCGCAACAACTGCACCAATAGCTCCTATTGCTGCCCAGAAATTATCGCTATTAAGTTTGCTGAACGTATACGTTAAACCGGCAATGGCAAGTGACAATATCCCAACAGCAACCGCGATTCCGATGAACGCCGCTGCGAAGGCAAAGAACTTCGTAGAATCCAGCATTCCGATCTCTTTTGTGGCTTTTGTAATCCAAATCAGCATACCTGACAAAAGAACCACAAGGCCGGCAACCACAAGAAATGCACCGCCTGCACTTCCGGTATTCTTAAGTTTGTCAAGCACTAATGCCAATCCACCTACAGCGATCACCAGAATACCAACCGCTGTGGCAAAGAGCAGCATAGCAGTCGCAGTTTCTTTCAAAGCAACGGCATTGAAATACTTTGAAATGGAGTTCCTAAAGACATCGACAAGGCCTTTCCAGCCTTTGGCAATATTCTTGAACATGCCCTGATCAGTTACAGTTTTGATGGCCCAAAGAGCGCCGACAAGAAGACCCATGACGGCGGCTAAAGCTCCTATCGCAGCTCCGATGTTGTCACCGTCTGCCACAGCTGCAAGAACTGACAAACCAAGCGCCAGAACAAGAACCGCAGCGCCAATTGTCACAAGGCTCTTGGCATTCAGATTATCAGAGAAAGCTCTGAGTGCTCCGCTTGTACGTTTAAGAAGAGTTTCAATCGTATCGGCCCATTCAAGCGGGTTAATTGCTTTAATCTTCTCGTAAGTGCCAGTGATGAGCTCTTTAAGAAACTCAAACGCCCTGCCCATGCGGCCGAAGCCCCATTTCTTGTTCTCAAGATTGCGATAGCCAAGAATGACGGTATACACGGCGGCAGCGTTCTTGATAAACTGCTTACCATCTTCTCCACCAAAGAAGTTTTGCAAGCCTGTGCGAATATCACCAGCCGAGTTCTGAATTGTCTCGCCAACAGACCCAAAAGTATCTCCAAGCTTTGAGAAAATTGTTTCGCCTTCTTCGATACCAAGAATATAACTCAGAAAAGTGCTGATTCCACCGACAACGCTATCAACAAATCCACTTATAGCTTGAAAACCGCTTCCAATTTTTCCGAGTGAAGACTCGGCGGAAGGGCCTTTATCAATAATCTCGGTGATTTTGTCAACAAAGGCTGTAAGTTTGTCAATGCCGGACGTTAGTGTATCTGAAAGCTTCCAGACGCCTTCAGTATAAGAGTCGAATGCACCTTTATCTTTAGCATTCGAATATAACTTTTCTATAATAGTCCCGAAAAGGTTTATTACTGCGAACCCAAATCTTGTAAGCGCACCAAATACTGGTTCAAGTGCGACTATTGTATTCATTCCGATCGCGTAAATATCCTGTAAAAAAGTGCTAATGCTATCCGAATGAGCTTCGAACCAATCTAATGCTTGATTCACATATGGTAATATTTTTTCAACAAGATCGCTTAAATCTGTCATAAGATATTGAAAGTATGTATCAAGATGCAAACTTTCAAAAAACTTTAAAAATATATCCTTAGCCTTTTCAACAGTTGCAAATACATCTTTCAAACGATCTCGTACATCGTACACCCAGTGAAATGGATCGTTGTGTTTTTCTTCATTCCCAGTCCAATTACTGAACAATCTTTTCGAGATCTCGTTCAAAGTGTTTAGTGCTTTGATCGCCCAGTCGATCGGCTTGGTCCAGGCATTGGACTTGTCGAGGAATTTAACAATTTTGTCCAGCCACTGTAAATCCAGATTATCAAGGAACTTAACAACTTTATCGGACATATCGTTGACAACCTGTGTAAACCGACCTTCAGCAAAAGGCTTCACGATCGCTTTTACTCGGTCAAAAGTCTGACGCGCCTGAAGAAAAATCTTTCGAAGCCCTTCATGCCAGGCTGTAAAGAACGGTTCACCGATTCTGCTCAGAGAAGCCTTCAGATTTCGAAGAGCACCTGTGTAGGTCTCATTAGCTTTCGTCGCATGCTCGCCAAATGCAAGATCCATTGCCTTTGCAAATGTGAGCGCATCAATCTTACCTTTTGAGACTAAATCCCTTATTTGCTCTTCTGTATATTTTGCGTCGTCGCCGAGATGCTTAAGTTGTCCATTCTGAGAAAGTTCAGCAAGCTTGGCCGCAACATTCAAGCCCCGAAGTTCAAAGCTTTGAAGCTGTCTGGTTGACAATTTGCCCATGGCGAAAATATCACCCATGAGATTGCCGATTTCCTCGAACGAGCTGTTAGTCATTCCTGCGATACCGGAAATACCTCTCAAAGCATGACCCAAATCCGTTGCGCCGTCGGCTACATTCTTGAAGTCAACCTTGGAAGCGACTAGAATGGATGCGATCTTGGCGGCTTCGTCAACACCATAGGCTGTGCCCATAACAGCATAGTCAATGCTCTCGGACAAATCATCCCAGGCGACTCCGAGACCCTTCAGCTGAAATTTGGCTTGCTCAATGTTCATTGCACGGGCTTCACCGCCAGACATGATCTGCTGCGGAATCGCCGTGAGAATATTCGATGCGAGACCTATTACTTTATTGGTGATATTTTCAATCGCGGCAGCACCGGCAATGCCAAGCCTGGAAAACCTGTACTCCATTGCGTCAAGCGCAGAGCTCAGATGATCCATTCCGCCGCCGGAGCCAAGCATATCAAGAATGCCGTCAAGCTTCTCCAAAGTGGACAGTGTCTGTTTTGCGCCTTTTTCAAACTGCTCATTGTCAAAGCGCATCTCAACAATCCGTTGTTCTACTTCAGCAGTCATACTCTGACGACCTCCCTCCATGCTTTCTCGGCAATTTTATCCATAATAGGCTGGATAGCCGGATTGATGAAATCTCGTCCTTCAACCCAACCTCCGTTTTTGGTGGCATGACCGTATTGGATAAGAATCGCAATCGGCACGCCATCTTTCATGCTTTTATTAATCCAGTGAATACGGGCTTTTCCTTTACCGTATTCAATCTCATAGCCCCAGTCATTTGCCGTTTCACCGGTATCCTGCGGGGTTGCTAGAGTCAAAGCAGCCACGCCCTCAATGGCGTATTTCTCAAGGATTCGGCTAAAGTCACAAGCTTCAGCCTGTTCGAGCATCTTTTTCGTATTGCGAAAACTGCCTGTGACTTTAATCCGAACCATTTTAGCGCCTCCTGTGTGCTGCCCGTCTTGCGTGGTTGATCGATCTGTTTCTCGCCATATGGTCTGCCGAACTCATCTTCTTCGGCGGCTCATTCTTTGCGGAACCAACTTCGATCAACTTTAATAGTCTGTTCAGATGCCAGGTCTCACAGGGCCGAAACGGAATCTGCAAGGCTGCCATCCAATAGTATATGAGTTCGCTGGTGACAATTTCTCGGCTTGGTGGTTTGCCCACTGGATGAGCGACAGTTGTGGCGGTCATCGGGTCATTAATATAATCCGCTATTTTCTGTTGCTCCTCATTCGTCAGCACCCGATACACATTCGGGTCTACCGCTTTGTCGCCGATTGTCATACAGCGTATATAATCTCTCTCTTCAGCAGAGGTTTTCATGTTGGCTTCCGGAGTCAAAACCTGCTGCTTGAGATAAGGTTTTTTCCATTTTGATTCCCAGCGCGAAACACTCAGCAATGAATGTTCCAGCGTCAGGACTGTTCTCGGCGTATAGAGAAACCGTGACTCCGCTTCGTCAAATAGTTCTCTTGCCGGAACCTCAATGACGAGCGGCATCGCTTAGTTCACTCCAAGCGCCGTCTGCATCTGAGCCTTCTTTGCCTCAAACTCCTTCATGTCGAGCTCAGAGGTCGGAAGAATGCCCATGATAAGCGGCTCAATGTCCTTGATGCCGTCTTCGCTCAGAAGATTGATCAGCAGACTCGAATACGCCTCGGAAGTCTCAAACTCATCGGCGAGAGGCTGACCATACATCTTCTTCACAAAACGCCCGTCCTCTGTTTTGCGGCCATAGGCGGACAGGATCAGGGTCTCCAGCACGGTGACCAGAGGCTTCATGAACATATCGCCGTCCTTGACATCAGTCAGGAGCTTACGCATGTAGTTGATGAGCCCACCATAATCGGAATACTTAAGATCCATCTTCAGGAACTCAGCCTTCGTCAGGTGCAGGTATACCTTTTCCTCGATGTCGTCGCCATCGAAACTTTTGTACTTTACAGTTTTAACGATCATTGTTGTTCTCTCCTTTTCGAAAAATAAAAGGGCTGCCGTTTTTGCAGACAGCCCTTGTTTTATGTGATTATACTGCAGCCTGAATCAGAGCAATCAGCTCGTCAGGCAGAGGCAGATGTGCGTCAGTGCCGGTACCGCTGCCCTCGGCATCAGTACCGTAAAGAGCATCCTCAAGCGCCTTGACCTGCGTGGTGGTCATGACAGAGCAGTCAAACTCCATATGCGCAGTCGGCTTATAGCCGGTGACATTCACGGGGATGGTGTCGATGGACCAGCTCAGATTCATGACATCGGGGCTGTCATTGACCGTCTGGTAAGACTTCTCGGTCGGGTCAACTGTGGCACCATAGATAACATGGATAATATAACCATGGTCATTGAACTCGGTGGCATTGCCCTTGATGGTGCGCCAGCTGAAGCCGAACGGCTTACGGGGCTGCTGACTGAGCTTCACACCATCAATCGGAGAAGCGGAACCGTCGCATTCGTCAAACTCGTCGGGGGAGTACAGGGCCTCAATGGTAGCCTTGTAGTTCTCAGCAGAACGAATGGACAGATACTTGATGTTATCGGCGTAAATATCCGTGGGCTCAGCACCTTCAGGCTGCTCGGTAACGGCGGTCAGACCATTCCAGGCAACGCCTTTCGGATACGCACCATTGACCTGTCTATAAAGGACGCCCTGGTCGCAGCCGGTTTCGTAAAATCGTTTCGCGACTTCGTCCCAAACAACTTTAGGCATGATTGTGTTTCCTTTCTCAATAAAAGATTGTAAAAGGGTAGTGATACAGATTGTCCGCCGTATACTGACGACCGGCCCGGCAATACTGGAATCTCTCCTGTATCATCCGGGGGATCGGACTGTCCGGATCACGGGTAATCACAATGACATTATACTCGGTCCGGATCAGATGCGACTGGTTGTCAGCCCAGCGGACATTCATACTGTTTTCGGAGTATCGGATGCAGTCATACTTCATCTTCACAGACTCCGGGGGCTGGAAATAGATGTTCTCTTTTCCAGCGGTTTGGTTCAGCGCTTCTCGGAGAATTGCTCTCAGCTCTTCATCAAGGAGTAGCCGTCTCGTCTTCCTCGGGTTCTGGTCCATTGTAGACGCCTCCGATCGTAAGATTAATTCTGGGGAATTTTTCTTCAGCCCCGGTGACTCTCCATCTTGCGCCATGCCAAGTGACATAGCGAATTGTGTGGAAGTGATTAAGCGCATACGGATCGGCTATGAAACTGATCTCGTTAGAAAGGCTGATGTCATCATTTACGCCATCGCCCGAGTCCAAACGCCTGTAATTACGCGTCAAGTCTCCGGAATAGCACCGTTCAACGATGGTTGGCGTATAGACGCTCGGACTCGTTTCAGACAGCTCTTCAAAGCCGATTTTTCCGTAAAACTTACTCATACTTGATCACTTCCATTTTGATTTTCAGCCGGAGATCAGGTCTTGGGCTCAGTGCCTTCCTCGTCATCGGTCATGTTGTCATCCTTCAGAATGACGATCGCAGAGAAGGGCTTGGTCAGAGCGCCGCTGCAGCGGGTCTCGATCAGATACTTCATCTGGTTATAATCGATGTCGAAGTCATCGAACAGGGAGACAGCGCCGCCCTTATCCGCACCGATGTTGTAGTCGGTCGGATTGACGATGATACCGAGAACATCCTTGTTCTGATACTTCAGGCCTTCCATCTGCTCAACCTCGGTGAACTTGCGGACACGGCATTTAGTGGCCAGTTCCTGAGTGCTCTTAAAGAGGTCGCGACCCATCTGGTCAGTCATCAGCAGCATGTCGGTCAGGACATCGGTGCCGAGGTAGAAGATCGGGTTGCCGGATCCGCGGTAGTTCTTGCGGGCTTTAATGGCAGAATTGATCACGCTGCGGGGAGAGCCGCTGGCGTAATGACGGATGACAAACAGGCTGTTGTCGGTAAGGATCGGGCGGATGTGATCTTCGCTGATCTTATCATCGTCAGAGGTGAGACGGCCATCGCCGATCAGGCAGGCGCGGGCGATTTCCTCGTCCAGCTGGCCACGCATTTCGCTCTTGATCCAGGCCACAACGTCGAAGTCGGTGATGTCAATCACGTCATCGCGGTCGAGCTTCTGCTTCTTGTAAATGGTCTGAGGATCAGTGGTGCGCTTGAGCAGGCTGAAAACCTGTTCCTTCTTCAGGTGGCCCTTCAGGTAACCTTTCGCACGCGCGGCATCCTCGGTCAGATCAGCGAACTGGCTCTTGATGCGGCTGAAGGGGGTACGGTGAACATTGCCGAAGAACTCAGCAACCCAGTCAGCCGGGCGGCGAATCCACTCAGGCGGATTGTTCAGGTTGCGGAATTCGGGGAACAGCATGTCCATATCATTGAGACCGTACTGCGCATTGCCGGTGGCATAGGTAACGCCGGCACTTTTATCGGTGGTATCGATCAGATCGCCGTAATTGGCATGCATCAGCACACCGCTCTCCATGTGGGCGTCAACAGCGTCACGGAGAGAACCAAGGCGCTGCGCATCACTGAAAATTGCATTCATGTCGTCATGGGACAGGAAGTCGCCGGTCTCGTAGTCGCCTTCGAAAACATTGTGTCTCATATCTTCATCCTCATCTTCGTCGTAGTCTTCATCGTCGAGGTCCTCATCTTCGTCCTCGTCGAAGTCCTCGTCGTCCAGATCCTCTTCGTCCTCAAGAGCATCCTCATACTCGGCAGCCTGGTCCTCCAGGGCCGCGCCGACGACGTAATACATGGCATCCTGCTGCTCAGGAGTCATGGTTTCAATAATGTCCTGTACGCTCATATCGGAAGGCATTTCGTCATCCTCACTTTCATAATTGTCGTCGGCGTCTTCGTCATCGTCATCGTCAAAGTCGTCGGCGTGGTAAAGCTCAAGATCAGAGTCTGAGAAAATTACAGCTTCGGAAGGATCGAGCTCAAAAGTCTCATTCTCTGTCCCTTCCCCGTGCACCAGAGTCATGTTCTCAATATATGCACCGGGGTTTGCACCGGCCAGAACAATACTGACCTCACGGATTGCGCCGTGAAGCACGTTGTTTCCCTTCTGCACCAACTTGTTGGCGTAAATGCTCAGGCTCGAAATGTCGCCATGTTCCAGAGCAGCCTTGACATGCTGCGCGGATTCGGTGTCATTAAAGTAGCCATATGCATAAACACCCTCCGGACGGTTCTCAAGCTCGCAGTGGCCGAGTACGTTCAGAGGGTCATGATGCTGATGCATATAAACGAGGGGAACTGTCTGACCGTCATTATCCTTGAAGGCGTTGCGGCGGATGATCCGTCCGTCAGCGCACAGCAGGTCATTCTTGGTAGCCCAACCACCAAAGTCAGGTTTCCTGCTCATTTTGATTTTCCTCCTGCAAAACCCGCTGAGCTGCTGTTCGGCCAAGTTCAGTGGGATTTGAAACTACCTGTTCCTCAGGCGGCTGGTTCAGATGCCGGTTCCGAAGTTCATCGGAAGCAGGATCTTTGCTCGGCATATAGCCAAGTGCACGACGCACCTCATTCGGCGTCAGGATTTCGCTGGTCACAAATTTGTCACCAACATCGGCCATCTGTCCGGGAGGAACAAGCTTAAATGCATCGCGGAAGAACATGACGCTCTGTCCTTTGCTGCGGGCAGATTTCGTCAGGAATTTCCGCTTGAATTCATTGGTAATCACACTCAGCAGCGGCTCAACAATTCGAGCGTAATAATTTGCCATTGTCGCCTCGTTTGCAGTACCATTTAAGATCTCGTTCGTAATACCCAGCTGGCTCATCAATGTCTCAGTCAGGTATTCGATCTGCTTCATTAAATTGTTCTCAACGGGGCGGTTAAGCTGCGTAATACGCTCGGTGCCGTCGGTGTATGCGATACCGTATTTACTTCCCATCAGCTGCTCTTCGATATCCTTGCGCCGGTCTTCGGCCTGCTTCTTGCGAGCCTGGGAACGGATGGTGTAAGGCAGCTGAATGATAAGATCCAGCTTTCCGGAGCTGCTCTGCTCGTCAATTACGTCGAGAAGATTCAGCTTCCGGATCAGGCGCTGGAGTATACTGTTCGGCTCATTCATGATGGAGTAGAAAGGGTTCTCAATGATGGCGACCATCGATTTGGGGAGAACCAGCTCCTGCTTCCGGCCGAACTTTTCGTTGTAGATCTCCACTCTTACATGCTGCGGGTACCACTGCTTGATCTTGCCGGTTCGCATGCTGAGAATATCGTAGGTATTGTCTGTCTTCGGAGAGAAGTTCGTATCGACCGGTACGGCAGCCACAACCCCTTCATCGAACATGCTCATTACAATATCCTGAATGAAGTTGCGGCCTGTCTGATCAATGTTCGCTTCAACCGTCAGTACATTGTTTAGACCGGACTTGACGGGCTCGGTGAAGAACCCGTTTTCATCCGTCAGAACATGCTGAATATCCGTCTGCGCTACGTCTTCTGCGATTCGGTTGTAGATCGAGTTGACAATGGATCGCTCATGCCCGCGCATCAGCCGCAGCCGGTCCGGGCGATAAGAATACCCACCGTAGTAAACGGTGGGCGAAGTGGGATCTTTATTGTTGATGAAGGCATTCCAGCCGTGCTGGAGCCTTTCGACCAATGTCGGCATAGGAATGCTCCTTCGTTATATTTTACTTGCGGGATTTCTTTTTACGCTTAATGCCGTAGTTATAGCCCACTCCTGCTGCAGTGCCACCGGCTATAGCACCAGCAGCTGCCGAGCGTTTAATAAAACGGCTTCTCGCTCTACGTGCCCTATCTGCCGCCATAGCACGTTCCATAGATGCCGGATGATTCTTCATGAAGAATGTCGGAGCAGTATTAAAAGTTTTTGCTGTGCTGGTCTTCTTTGCCGTTTTCTTAATTTTGCTTCCTACTTTTCTCGCTGCGCCTTTTGCCCCAACAACCGCTTTAGCTCTTGCGGCATTAGCCTTATAACCGGCAGCTCTAAGCTTTCTACCAGCATCAAACTTGGCCTGTGAAGCAGCTTTCTTGGCAGCAGCACCAGCTTTTCGAGCAGCGCCTTTAGCACCAACAACACCTTTTGCGTAAGTGGCTTTAGCCTTATAGCCGAGAGCATTGGCTTTGAAGCCAGTTTTGATTGCGGTTTTTCTTGCTTTAGAGGCAAGATTGCTGCCTGCACGTTTTACAGACTTTCCGGCGTCAATGAATGCTTTATCGCCTTTGCGAAGATTTGATCCAATAACGCCATACTTTCTGTAAGCATTTGCACTGGATCTGGCAAGTTTATTATTCGCCTTGAAAGCCGAAGCCCTTGCTCCAGCTTTTCTAGTTACATTGCCAAAGCCGGTCTTAATATTTCGTCCAGCATGACGAGCATTGACAATGCCTTTTGCATAAGCGGTTCTGGCCTTGTTGCCGATTGCACGAGCCTTAAAAGGAGCCGCACGCCCAAGTCTCTTTGCTGCACGAACAGCCGTTTTGCCATATCGCTTGCCGAGATAAGCGGCACCAGCCACAGCAGCGGCAGTGCCGACGCCAGCGGCTACGCGACGAATAGTCTTCTTATTCTTCTTATACCAACCGCGCATTGCCTTTTTGCCAAGTCGTCGTCCATCATTGGTGGCCTGTCTAAATCCACCAGCACGTCGAATACTATCACGAGCACGCCCGTAAGCATTACTTATGCCATAACGCACTCTACCAGCCGCAGTAAGGGAGCCATCCGGATTCTGATACCGGCGCTGGCCCCATCTCATGCCCTTGATACCATGGTGAGAGAGATGCTCACCGACGGGCATGGTACCTACATAGTAAGTCATTTTGATTTACTCCTCATAAAACTGTCGTCGCCATTTATTCGAATGCGTCTTTGTTTGCCTTGTAAGCTACGTAGGCGTCCATCATGGCGGCAACGTTATCGATCTTTTGTTCCCGGCGCTTTTTCAGCAGCTTTCTGTTTCCGTTGGTATCCTCCATTGTAATACAGTTACCCATCGTAAACTTCATAAGCTCCTGGTCGAAGCGCAGCATTCGTTGCTCCGCGTAAGTCTTTAGCTCACCGAGCGGAACAGATTCTGTTCTGGAGCCCTGGATCACTTTCTCGATTCCGAAAGGTCCGTTCTCAGCTTCCCATCTTGCCACAAATTCCTTGGCGTTGTATGGGTCGAATCCAAAGCAGCGCACATCGTATTCGGATTCAATAATAAAGGCGTCCAGATCCTCATATACCTGGATCATGTCCAGGACCGTACATTCCATGACGATCAGGCTTCCTTCTTTCAGGAAGTCGTTGTATTTCTCTCTTAGCGCCATAGGCAGCTTCGCCATGGTCACGGAACTCACATAGCTTCTGCACTTCACCCCGAAGCTTCCGTCTTTCAGCGGAAACAGGAAAGTAAAGGCGCAAAAGTCATCGCCCTGGCTTAAGTCCGCTCCAACCGCGCATGGCATGCCCCAGTAGTCACGCCTTCTGTGCGGCAGCGTCTCTTCATATGTGAAGAAGTAAGTGTAACCCTCCATTGGAAGGTTGAATCGTTTTGCCAGGATCTCATTGCGCTGCGCCGGGAAATTCTCGGCCTTCGCTACGGCTTTCTCGTAGGCAGCATAGGTTACAGTGTGCCCCAGATTGGGGTTAGCCTTGAGCCACATAGACCTGTCGCCGACTTCACGAATATCATCCAGTTTGTAATACCAGATGCTCGTATCATCAAAGGCATTGCGATCCTCGTCATCGTCAAACTCATCGCGGAGAATCTTCAGAAGTTCCAGCTTAATATCATCGCCGGACCCGTTTCTGACAGTTCCCTCCGAGCTCATCGCGATAATGAGATAGTCGTCAACACCGCCTTTTGCGCAGCCTTCTTCGATGGCGTTTATCGGGTTTTCACGCAGATCGCCCGAAAGCCATTCGTCAACCGTTGCGCATTTGACATTAAGTCCCTGCAGCTTATCGATACTGAGAGGACGCACCTCCAGCAGGGAGCCGGTCATGAAATTCTCTATGCCTTTCTTTGTCGAGGCAAGCTTCACCCGATTCGCCTTAGATCCGGTCGTGTTTTGTAGCGATCCGAAAGTAAGGAACTGGAAATACGCCCCCGGTGCCCGAACAATGGAAGTTTTGATCGGAGCCAGTATCTCATTGGCCTGAATCATAGTGGGGGCCACTGTAATTTGGTGTGTGGTTGAACCGTCGACATTCAGGAAATAGTTTTGCCAGAGCGAGCCGTACATACTCTTGGCCGCGCCTCTGGCAATGATAAGATACTGTTTCTTTGTCAACCGGTTCTTGAATCGCTTTGTGACATAGTGTCCGCCGTGCCCATCAGGATTTGGTTCATAGACAGATCTTGTCTCAAACCAGTACCAGCCGAGCACCTGTTCTGCCCAGAGCTTGAATGTATCGAGCAGAATCAGAGGCCGACCGTCACGTAACGTGCATTCGGTTTCACAAAATTCCACCCAGCCTTCCACGGCTTCATCGTCGTAGTAGTACCGGGGGTTTGCGATCAGCTTGTCAATACGCCACATCTCCATCTCGATTTCTCGGCAGATGGGGATTTCGCCGCGCAGGACAGCGTCGCGGAACATGCCGTAATACTTCGGTGTCGCCGTGTTACTGAGTGCCATTTTGATTTTATACCTTCAATCCTCGCTTTAGGCCATATATGGTGACAGCCAATGTCCCAAGACCAGCCAATGCTTCGATAGCATCCATCCCGAGATCCATCTTGTCTTGTGCTGACCATCGTCCGGTATCAGTCTTATATGACTTCAGATCAACGTATTGCTTCTCAAGATTCATACGGTTGATTCTGGCACGCAGATCATCATCAGACATTCTCGATGCTTCTCTTCGAAGCTTTTCTCGGGACTCGTAGTCCTGCTTTGCCGCTTTCTTGGAAGAAATTTTTGAAGAAATCTTCCCAAAGTCGCGCATGGTTTTTGTGCCCTTCTTGACGGTAGCTTCGACTCTGGACACTTTTGGCTTGTCCTTACCATCTGCCTGATCAGCCTTAAACAAAAAGTCTTTCTGCTCATCGGAAAGGTTTTTAAAGTTAATATGCTTCTCGGGCTTGCCTTTAGCCTCGTTATAAGCCGATCTGGCAAATAGACCACCAGCAACTGCAGCAGCGCCAGCTGCCACTTTTCCGGCTTTACTCCAGCCTTTTCTCTCTCGGCGCTTTCCGGCTTCAGTGCGGGTTCCATCCGGGTTCTGATACCGGCGAACCCCCCACTTCATGCCGAGGATTCCGTAGTGGCAAAGTTCATCCGTTCTCATCACGAATTTCCCCTTTACTCTTTCGGCTCGTCATCCGGAACAGGACCGTTCTTAATCTCCAGAATGACCTTGTCTTTACCCGCGATGTCTTCGACAGTTTTGTTGCCGAAGTTCATAAACACGCCATAGGTATCAGGGTCAGACTCGTCGATCACAAGGCTGCCATCCGGAGTGAGATCCGGTTTTTCAAGCTCAGGAAGCTTACCGACGGCACTCGTAAGAAACGAGTAGATCGCAGCAACTGCAGCAACCGACAGCACATGCAGCCAGTTGACCTCATGCAGCGCCATGCCGATGGTAAACATACCAAGAGCAACCTGGGCGGCCGTTCGCACAGCCCTAGCAAGAGCCGCCATAAACCATTCTTTGTTGAATTTCATGTGACGACCTCCATTTCTTGGACTTCTTTGTAAATCTTATCGATGAAGCTGTTTCCCTTCATCGCTTTGTACGCCTGATACATAAGAACGAAATTCTCATACTCGTATTGACGTACCCGACCATCGTGATCCATTCCGGCATAGTAAATCGTCAGCATTCCGGAGCGAAGCATACACTTCTGTCCTTCCCGCACATCGCTTATGCCAAATAACTTCTCACGGATCGGCTTGGCCAGCAGAGCAATTACCGTCGAAACATTCAGGATCAGGCTGCATATCGACGCAATCCTCAGAATGTATTCCATGGTCGTTTTCCTCCATTTTGATTTCTTCAACTGGAGGCACAGGGTCCTTCATTTGCTCACGCTGTTCCTCCCTGTATTGTTTATAGTCTTCTTTCTGCCACTTGCGTTCCTGTTTACGTTCTTTCGTGGTCTTGATCCAGGCCAGAGCTCCGTACTCAGCGCCTAGACATCCATAGACACAATTACACAGCGTATCCGGAATGGCAAAACACTTGTAGAACGTTACGATCATGGTAACCGTAAAAGCGATCAGAAGAGCGAAGACGCCGATCACAGCCAAGTCCATAAACTTAAGCTTTTTCATCGGAACAATGCCTCCCATGTCTTCTTTCCGCAAACGCCATCGACGGTAAGCCCATTATTCGACTGGAAAGCTCTCAAAGCGGCAGCCGTCAATGAGCCAAAATCACCATCTGCTCCATAAGAACCGAGAGATAGTTTGTTTGCAAGCAGCATACTCTGCATAGCGTAAACCGCCGGACCGATATTGCCCATGCGGAGTACCGGCACCATAACGCTTACCCGATTGCTTTCATCAGCCTTCTGCGCAGACGAGGCAGTATCGGGTTTCGCTGTAGGATGACTCACCGGACTGTTGGCTGCAAGAGACCAATTCGGACGACCATAACCGGCAATGTTGGAATCGCCGATTCGATAGTTCCGGGCGGATACGGCATCGGAAGAATTTCCTTCGACCGTACTGACAGTTCCGCCTGTAACACGAGTCACGATCCCCTGGTGGTTGATGCCACCGCCGGAGTAAAAGAAGATGATGTCTCCAGGCTCCGGAGATCGGACAAAGGCACCATGATCTCTGAAAAACTGAGCGCTCGCCCGGCACAAAGCACTTCCAGAGCCAACAGGCTGATAAATCATTGCGGCACCGAGCTGAAGGCCAAACACGGTGATAAACGCCGCATTGCAGAAAATGTTGCACCAGGGCTGGTTCTGAGCCTTCCAGCCGAGAAGCTTTGTCATGTTCGGGTCTTCGGCGTACTTATTCCAGTTATTGCCGCTTTCCCGAGTTCCAAGCTGCGATTGACACCAAGCAAGAAGCTGCATCTTCGCCTGATCCACAGTCATATCCAGCCCTCCTTCATTTTGATTTTTAGTAACCGACTTCAGCCACAGAATTGAGAAGCCATTCAAGCTTCTCAATCTTCTTCTCCAGCGCGTCCATCAGGAAGCTGTTCTGAGGCGGATCAAAGTCGTGCTTCACATTCAGATAGATGAACGTCTTGATGTCCTCCATGTTGCCTTGCTCCATGAAGTCGGTCCATTCATCATTCTCGTCCTCTATGTGAAACGGCTCACTCGGACCTACACCAAGCTGGCACAGGCGCGAGAAAGCCGTGTTGATATGGATGATCAGATCCGTATCGAAATAGTCATAGTCTTCGCTCGGACCGATCATATGGCTGATTGTTTTCAAGATGCTTTCCATTGACACAGTCCTCACTACGGAAAGAGGAGCCCTCAGATTGCTCCAAAGGCTCCTCCGATGGTTTACTTGTCTGCTTCGCGCTTAATCATGCCGATGAACTTGCGAAGCTCTTCTTTTTCATAAGCAGAGCCTGTAGTGTCCATCAGATGTTCAAGCTTTTCAACGGCGCGGTCGCCGATACTGTGACGGCTGTAGCCATAATCTTCACCATAGCTTCTGCGTCCGTCGTCATACGGCATACCGCTGGCGTACTGGCCATTCCAGTTGCGAGGCTGACCAGGATAGCCGGCGTAATCATCGCGCGTGCCATCCCTCATACCGTAAGCAGTCATGGAATAATGGCGGGGAAAAGCGCGATAGCCGCTGTATTCCTCACCATGTTCCTTAGCCTCACAGTCTTCAATCTCGCATTTCAGCATGGCACGAAGCTCCATGCCGTCTTTGCAGGCCTTCGTTTCCGCAGGAGAATGAGTCGGTTTCTGGCTCATCTCCGAGAGACACTTTTCTGTGATCTCAAGGAGTTTCTTCATTTCATTCTTTCCGAATTCCATTTTGATTTTTCCTCCTGCTTACTGCTCGATGTCGATGATCGCGTTCTCAACAAGGATGGGGATCGGGCTCGTGTTGCGAACACCAATCTCCTGACAGCATCCTTTGAAAACCGGCGCGAGCGTATCGCGGGAAATGTTGTTGAACTCCTCAACTGCAGTCGGGGTGCTCTCCATTTCCGTTCCGAGAAGCGTTGCGCTGCCTACGACAATCGCCACCGTAATAGGGCCGACCGTCTCACCAGTGGGGACGGCCACATTGGCTCCAAACTTCACCTTGTAGTTCACCGTGTCGTTTCCGCCGCAGCAAGGGCAGCGACGACGCAGTGCCTGAGGCTTTACGGCAGTTCCCTTGACCATGAAACCACCGCTGCCCGCACGATGAAGAATGAGCCCAAGTGTGCACGGCTGATTCACCTCGTTGAAGAGAATGAACTCACCGGGCTGGACAGTCTGCTGTCCTACATAGACCCATTCAGCCATAACGGGCACCTCCCGTCAGGCTGCGCAACCGCAAGCCGTCTGAGGCTGGCAGCAGTTCGGATTCTGAACGATCCAGGCCGGACGGGGAGTGGGCAGCACATACTGCTCAACCTCGGAAGCCAGCGCACGCTGACCGGCCATGATCTGAGCAATCTCATCCTTGGATTCGGCGCGGCGGTTCGCGTCATTGAGCGCGGCCTGCAGCTCAGCGATCTTGTCGTTCTTGGCGTCAAGCTCAAGCTGACAGATCTTGCCCATCACACCGTCGATCTTTGCGCCAAACACATCGATCAGACGCTGAGTGTTGTTGCCGCCGGCCACGAGCACGTCGCGAATGCCCTCGTTGAAAGTGGTACGGTCGGCGCAGTTCTCAGTGGCTACCGTATACTTCAGATCAGCAAGCCCGGCACGATTCTCGCAGCAGCAGTTCTGGAGATTCATGGCCAGACCATTCATACCCTGAAGGGTTGCCAGCTGGTTGGCATTCAGAGTCTGCAGAACATTGGCCTGCATGTTGCAGCGGGAAACCTCGGCATTCGCCTGACCCTGAGCAAGGCCGTTGATAGCGCCCATAATGGCCGCCTGATCAAAGCCGCGCTGCACAGCGCCACCGGCACCGTTGCCATCCTGGATGATGACAGGAGCGCCATTGCCATAGCCGCGATTACCACCCCAGCCATTGTTGAAGAACAGCAGCAGGATGATCAGCCACCAGGCGCCGTTTGCCCCACCGAGGCCGAACATGTCGCCGCCATTGCCATACCCGGAAGGAACTACATTCATGGAGACAGGGACTCCACTACCGCTTTCAGACCAAGACATAGTCTTGTCCTCCTGATAAAGAAATATTTATTCTACCTGCACGGCATGTCGACCTGTCGGGCAGGACGAACATCGCCGAATTAAAAGCGCAGACCCTGCATCAGCTGCGAGGCCATCTGGCCAAGCTCCTGAAACTGTGCCTGCGTCATTTCACCATTTTGAATTTTCTGCCTGACAACCTGCTCGGCGCTCATACCATTCGGAACAATCTGCTGGAGCGTCATACCCTGCGGCATAAGACTCTGGACCAAACCCTGAAAAGTATTCTGTACAGGATTATTCTTTTCCTGATAGGATCTGAACAAAGGATTCATGATTCTCTCCTTACTTTAGTGAGTTGTAGATAGATTCAACCATATCACGCATGGACCGGACTTCCTCATAGAGCTTCTGGTGCTCTTCCTTGGTCACGAAATTCGCTTCGGGACCGAACGGAACCTGCTCGGCTGTAAAGGTCAGCCGGGTCAGAGGGTTCTTGATGTTTCCGTTTCCGTCAGTCTCCCGGACCCAGATCACAGGCCGGTTCTTTTCAGCGAAATACAGCTGCTCATTCGGACTGGTAGGCTGATCAAGAACAGCCTGCATGTTGTCAGTCCAGTACATGTTGCATTTGCCCTGCGTGATCGGTGTTCCCGGCTGTACTCCATTGAGATTGGTAGGCATAGATTCTTACTCTCCTTTTGTCCAGTAGTACCGGGGAATCTCGTCTCCCGGATCTAATGTATCGTAGTAGTCTCCATCCACTACGGTTACGACATGCTCGTCGAGCACCAGCAGATATTTTCCATGCGGATGCTCATTCGCGAAATCCCGGACAGTGTACCCTCTCAGATACGCATTCGGAATAACGTGCTGTGTGTAGCCCATCCTCTCCAGATAGGTGCCCCACACGCTGTTGCCGGAAGGCATGTTCTTATGCAAAAAGCCTTCGAACACAGTTCCGGCATAAACAGAATCCCAATCCTGATCTGTCAGTTTGCAGATGGCGCGAATCGTGCAGTCGCCTACAAATCTGTGAAGAGGATTGGGATTATAGTATTGGTATGCCATTATTAGTACGAAGTATTGTCTCCACTCGGGATCTGATTCAGAACGGCTTGGACAAGCTCAGCTTTATCGGCATCTGTAAAGTAATCGGTCCCTTTTACAGGCTTGTCACCTTTGTCACCTTTGTCACCTTTGGGGCCTTGGATTCCCTGGACACCTTGGGGACCAGTTTCACCGGTATCACCCTTTGGGCCTTGCTCCCCGGTGTCGCCTTTGTCTCCTTTGGGGCCTTGGATGCCCTGCGTACCTTGAGGGCCCTGTGGACCAACCGGTCCTTGTTCGCCTCTTGGACCCTGCTCTCCGGTATCTCCTTTATCGCCCTTGGGACCAACTTCACCCTGAGGACCTTGTTCTCCGGTATCACCTTTATCTCCTTTTTCGCCCTGAGGGCCGGTTTCACCCTGCGGCCCTTGAATGCCCTGAGCACCCTGAGGACCAACCTGCGGATCGATTTTGATTTCAGGTCCATCAAGAAAAGTAATGTTAATCTCCATGGTGTCTCCTTGTCACATCTCCGATCAGTCGGATTGTTCCCATCAGCGGTGTGATAACCTCGGTTCCGATGCCAAGCTGAAGATCATACTGGTACTTTCCTGGCTCAGCGTCTTCTGTATCTTCCGGAGCGACAGTCACACGGTATGCTGTCTCGCCGACTTTTTCCACGCCATGCCCCAGGCTCTCATGAAACAGATAGTGCTCGTCTGAAATTTTCTTCTTAGCCGAGAAGTCAATGCTCGTAATCGACTCTTCTGTGAGTCCACCGAGATTCAAATCAAAGGAGAGCGAATCCCCTCTGACCATTTCCAAGTTCTGTATTTTTGGCGTCATTGGACCGCTCTCCTTTAATGTATTTTTCGAAAAACTAAGAGGAATGCACATTTAGCGCCTTCCTCTCTATTATAAGGTATGTATTTTTCACGAAGGCTATTTCCAAGGGCAAGTGTCGTTTGCCTTTCTTTCAGGAATCGTGTCACAGATAAGCAGACTCTCGTCTCCATAATGAATCGCATTGTGTGTCTGATGTGATACCGTGATCAGATACTCAGGATTCATGAGAGTGTCTTCACGATTGACAATGTCCTTATCCGTAATCGGATTCATATGATGGACAAGCAATCGTCCGACAATTGGATGGTCGGGATGCGCAAGATCAAAAGCATTATCCCGCAGAAGAACTTCCTGCCGGACGGCTTTCCATTCAGGAGACCGATAGAATACCTGATTCAGCCAACGGTCAAACCCAAATGTGTCCTCTCCGACTTTCCCCCGGATCTGCAAATACCGAAACCGCTCCAAAAACGTTGGCAGCTGGATGAGCTCGGTGTAGGTTTTCAACGTATGAAATACCTCGACATATATTGTTTAGCATATTTAAGATCTTCGTCAGTAACTTCGGAATATGGAATGTCACCGTATTTCTTTACAATAGCATCGAATTCCTTTACTTTTTTCTTATTATAAGAAATGTTTTCATCCTCTTCTTTTGCCCATTCGAGCGCCGACTTATGCAGGTCATCTTCTGCCCATTTCAAAGGATCGTTTGGATCAATGTTTATCTCGAATATTTCGTTTAACTGGCGAATGCCTTCTTTCGATTTCCAATCATTTCCAAACATCAGGGTCATATGCTTAGCTAATCGCTCTTTCGAATGCGGCCTCTTTGACATCTCGATATAATCATTCTTGTACCCTTGGGCAACCTTAAGGCTTTGCCTATACTTATCAGCCTGGGTACGAGCATGATCTGCAACTTTACGGATACTAGAAACTTTTCGCTCGCCTCGTTTATCCTTCAAACTTTGCCTCCACCCAGCCTTCTTCTCGGAAGCCGAATGGTCGTTAGCACCAAGCGGATAAGGAGGCCCATTTCGCTTGCCCCACTTCATTCCGAGAATGCCGTGATGGCAGAGCTCATCGGGATAGATTCTTCGATCACTCATCTTCGTCTTCTCCTTCATCAAACACGCCGTTATAGCGTCGGAATTGTTTCATAGCATTATCAAAGAGCTCCTCAATCCTCTGAGAAGATTCAAGAGCACTTTTCTTAGCTTTCATAAGTTCAATTTTTGTTTCGTTAAGCTCCTGTTCAAGTCGTGACTGCTTGGAGCCCCACTTCATGAGCTGCACAACTTCGGCTGAAGAAGCCGTGCCGTCTCGTAATCTCTGCTCGGCCAAATCATAGGCAAGTGAGATCAGCTGGTTTTCTCTGGCATCTGGGGTTCGTGCGGGTTTGCTGCGGGAAGTATCCAGAGGCAGAGCTTGAGCCTTTCTCCGGCCCATGTTTGTCACCTCGACTTTCTATTCACAAATATAACTCAAACACCTTTTACAGAAGCATGGGTAGGAGAGTGAGCAGCTCAAAAGGAGAGTAAAGAGCTGGAGAGGAAGGAAGGAAACGTCGAATCGGCATCATTCGACAAGACCATTGAAATATCCCGCTTCGTATGCAGGCACCCGTAGCCACTATTGCGGCCAGGGCATCATACTTCGGCCAAGAAAAACCCATGCTCCTGTAAAAAGCGTTTGAAAATATCACCCCCGGAGAATTTTCAAAG